CCCAGTCCTTGACTAACCATTTGATAGGGGCGGGTTGACTGCTAAATTCATCCGCGTGAATTAACCATTCATCATCATCGGATGGTGGATTCAGTAAACCAGCCAAATCATGACCAGCTTGCGCGTAATCGTTTGCATCACCGATTATTGGTGGGATCACTAACCGCGCACCAATCTCTGTAGCGGCCTGTTCTGCGTATTTTTGGCCGGTTCCTGATTCATCATTGTCACCCACAATGACAATGTTCTGCGCTATGCCGTACCGATCACGCATGAATCGCGCCACGTGAACCACATTCGACGCGCTGTAAGCTATGACGCACGCTTGACCTGTACACTCGTAAATAGTCGCTGCCGTAGCGTAACCCTCAGCTATATATAAAGAATGACCAATCTCACCGATGATCCAGAATTTACCGCTTGTTGCTCCACCGGTGTGAAATAACTTGCGCCCAACATCGTTTATGTATTGGAGTGATGAAAGTGCGCCGTCATCGCTGTACAGCGGTGTCATTAATCGCCCTGCACTGTCTACTCTTGCGCCGTGTGGCTGGATTCCCTTGGTTTGAAGGTAAGGATGATCGGGTGACGCACCAAGGCCGTTTGACCATATCGTTTCAACGGTTTCCGCGACGTTTTCCTGTTGTTTCTTGCGTTCCTCATCTCTTATTCGCTTGGCGTCTGTCATACGTCTGGTTTGCGCCATTTGTTCCGCCACAGTGAGTTGCCGTCCGACATTGGCTACCCAAGATTGCTCATGCCCTGCACGCCAGCAACCAAACCGGCCTGCGGGTACACCGTCATTAAAAGCTATGTACCAACCTGATTTATCGCCCTGTCCTGGTGTGCCTTTTGTTCCGCTCTTAAACCGATGCAACGCACCGTCTATCTGTATGTAATCCGGTGGCTCAAGCCCTGCGCGGATGATCGCATCGCGTAATTGATTTTCAGGTGTATCAAATACTTGTACAGGTGGCGACCATTCTTTGCCGAGGATGTTTGTTAAATCTGCCATGCTCTATACTCATCGGGTGAAAAAGTATTGACATGATACGCGACAACTAGCACAATACAACCACTCCCGAAACTCAACGGGCGGGAGTAACCGCTAACGCCGGTGCCAGAAAGAAAGACTCTGGGAGTGTCGCCGGTGTTAGCAACTAACAACACTTCCCCCGCCTCTCACGGAAGCGCACCAGGGGAGTTCCTATTCGGGCCTAGCAAATGCAAAGCCCCGCGTAATCTGGTTTACGGGCAAATGGAAATTCAGATTAAGCGGGCAAAGGCCAAAACGTAAGCCGACCGCGTAAGTGTCGGCAACTTCAAGCTACAACCAGCATTGTGCTGACCGTAGCAATAACTAAGGAATGATTATGCAAATTGCATACGAAGCGAGTGTTTTCACGCCAGCTGGCTGGCGGTCTGTGAAGATTACCGCGTTGGCTGAGAAAATCAGCGCGGGCATGGCGTCTGTGTTGGCTGTCATTGCAATCGACGGCAAAAAGCCCGTTGGTTACACATCACGCACTGGCGCTAAACGCCAGCAATATTATGCCGCTGGCATTGCTGCGCGTGAAGTCGGAAAACGCAAGCGCATTAGCGCGTGCGTTGTGGAGGTTGAATAATGGCTATCAAACTAAAACGCACTGACGGCCTTAGCGCCAACGGTGTAAAAATGCTCGTCTATGGCGCAAGCGGAGCGGGCAAAACTACGTCAATCGCCACCTTACCAGCGCCGATTATCTTATCGGCTGAAGGTGGATTGCTCTCATTGGCTGGAGCCGACATTCCCTTCATCGAAATATCTTCCATGACAGATTTGATGGAAGCCTACACATGGCTTACATCATCATCTGAGGCCGCCGGTTTTGAATCGGTGGCGTTGGATTCAATATCGGAAATCGCCGAGGTGTGTCTTAATGCCGAAAAAAAGGCCACCAAGGATCCGCGTCAGGCTTATGGCGCGATGCAGGAACAAATGACTGACCTTATTCGCGCTTTTCGTGACCTGCCTGGTAAGCACGTTTTAATGACCGCCAAGGTTGAAAAGTCTCAGGATGAAATGGGGCGCATGCTTTACGCCCCGTCTATGCCTGGTCAGAAGCTAGGGCAACAACTGCCATACTTCTTTGACGAAGTGCTGGCGCTGCGTGTAGAGCGCGACGCTGACGGGAATACACAGCGGGCGTTCATGTGCGATTCGGACGGAATGTGGACGGCCAAGGATCGCTCAGGCCGTCTTGAAGCTTGGGAAGCGCCCAACTTAAACGACATCATAACTAAGATAGGTGGGAAATGAGTATAGAAAAACTGAGCCAAGAATGGCTCATCGCCAAGGCCAGCGAAAAGGCCGCAACTCAGAAAAGACGCGCCATAGAGGATGATCTTGCTAAAGCCATGCGTATTCAGGAGGACGAAGAAGGAACCGTAACGCACAAAGAAGGCATTATCATCATTAAGGCGGTTTGCAGGATGAACCGCAAGATTGACGATGAGCGGCTTTTGGAGATCGCCGCCGAGCATGGCTTGGCCGATCACTTGGCTACCCTGTTCAGATGGAAGCCTGAATTATCCATGTCAGCATGGAAAGCCGCAGACCACACGATAACCGATCCCCTGCTAGACGCCATTACAACAACACCAGGGCGTCCCAGCTTCACTATTACTATAAAGGAGTAAACATTATGCTATTAGATGAATCTTTTGACCTTGACTCGTTACCAGTCAGCCGACCATTATTTGAGCCTTTACCGGCTGGATGGTATATGGCTTCTATTATTCTTGCTGAAATACAACCGACAAAATCGGGCGGCAAGATGATTGCATTGAGATACGAAATAATTGGGCCTACGCACGCTGGCCGCATTGTGTTTAACAATCTCAACATTAAAAATGCTAATCCGAAAGCCGAGGAAATCGGCCGCCAGCAACTTGGTGACATTATGCGTGCAATCGGCTTGTCACGCTTGAGCGACACTGATGACTTTATCGGCGGTAAACTGAGCATTAAGGTACAGGTAACTCAGTCAGAACAGTACGGCCCTAGTAACGATATTCGCGCTTGGAAAGCCATTGAAGGAAGCGCAATACCGCGTCCTACGATGCCGACCAGTGCGCCAGCGCAAGCAACCAGCGCATCATCACCGCCTTGGGCAAACCGCAAGTAATATAACCAAAATAGCCAAGGACGGCTTTTATATAGGGTGAGAACATGCAATACGATGAGTTCATACAACAAAAAAGACAACATGAAATCACAATTGGACATGCGCCAATTGCGTTAAACGACAATTTATTTGACTTTCAAAAATATATTACCGAGTGGGCCGTTAAAAAGGGCCGCGCTGCTATTTTTGCAGATACCGGACTAGGCAAAACAATAATGCAAACGTCGTGGGCCGATGAGGTTGTGCGGCATACAGGGCAACGTGTGTTAATCGTTGCGCCATTGTGCATCTCGTTACAAACAGTCAACGAAGCTTATAAATTTGGCATTGACATTCAATACTGTAGAAATCAACAACAAATACAAAAAAACATCATCATCACTAACTATGAAATGCTTGATAATTTTGATATTTCTACTTTTGGCGGAATAGTGCTTGATGAATCCAGTATCTTGAAAAGCTACATGGGAAAAACCAAGCGGGCATTGATTGAGTTGTGCCAGCCGGTGCCGTACCGTTTAGCTTGCACTGCTACACCATCGCCTAACGATTACCTAGAACTTGGCAATCATGCGGAATTTTTAGGAATAATGCCAAGCAATGAAATGATTATGCGGTTTTTTCAAAATGACACAATGGAAGCAGGTGCGTATGTTTTGAAGCCACACGCGGCTACTAAGTTTTGGGAATGGCTGGCGTCATGGGCAATGTGTATTAGCAATCCCGCTGATTTAGGCTATGACGGAAGTGCCTACAATTTGCCGCCATTGAATCAGGAATTTATTAGAATTAACACGGATGACTTGCCGCCAGCCGAAGGGGAATTGTTTAGAAATGTAACGATCAACGCGACTAGCGTACACAAAGAAGGACGTTTAACGGTTGATAAACGCGCCGTTAAGGTGGCTGAATTGGTCAACAATTCAGATGAATCGTGGCTAGTGTGGTGCAATACAAATTATGAAGCCGATGCGTTGAAAGGTTTGATTCCTGATGCGGTTGACGTGCGCGGATCGGATACTATTGACAAAAAAGAACAATCATTGCAGTCGTTTATTGACGGAAAAACAAGAGTATTGATTACTAAACCGTCAATCGCTGGCATGGGATTAAATTTTCAGCATTGTAGGAATATGGCTTTTGTTGGTTTATCGTACTCTTACGAGAACTATTACCAAGCAATTCGTAGATGCTACAGGTTTGGACAAACTAAAGCAGTTAACAGTTATGTCATGGCCGCTGATTCTGAGAGTTCAATTCTTGCAATTATCAAAGCAAAAGAACAAAAGCATAACGAAATGAAAGAAGCCATGGTTGAGGCCATTGCAAACTATCACAAGAGGGAAACTCAAATGAACGACGTTGCATACTTTGAAACTGTTCAATCAGACAATTGGACTTTGCATCATGGCGATTGCGTTCATGTTGCCAAGATGATTGACAGCAATTCTATTGGGTTTAGCGTGTATTCGCCGCCGTTTTCTAATCTGTATATCTATTCAGATTCAGAATACGACATGGGTAACAGTACCGATGACGGTCAATTTATGGAGCATTACAGCTACCTAGCGGAAGAATTGCACAGGATCACAAAGCCAGGACGTTTAACCGCTATACATTGCAAGGATTTGCCGATGTACAAGGGCCGCGATGGTGCCGCCGGTTTGCGCGACTTTCCTGGTGAAATTATAAAAATGTATGAATCAAAAGGATGGCAATATCATAGCCGCGTGACGATTTGGAAAGATCCTGTTATCGAAATGCAGCGCACCAAAAACCACGGGCTTTTGTACAAGCAGTTGTGCAAAGACTCCAGCGCATCGCGTCAGGGCATGGCTGACTACATAATCGTTATGAGGAAATGGGCAGACGAGGAAGATTGGGAAGCCGTGACGCGAGGCAAAGAACGGTTTTTTGATTACATAGGCTCAAGCTATAACGCGCCACAAACAAAGGACTGGGGACGCGCTCGAAGCGAAACCGAACGACAAAGATTGTATTCGATTGCTGTGTGGCAGCGTTACGCTTCTCCGGTGTGGTTTGACATAGATCAAACCAATGTGCTGAATTACAAATTAGCAAAAGAAAAACATGAAGAACGCCATATCTGCCCATTGCAGTTAGATGTTATTGAGCGGTGTATTGAGTTGTGGTCTAACCCTGGCGATTTGGTATTCTCGCCTTTCACCGGAATTGGTAGCGAGGGTTATGTTGCATTAAACATGGGACGTCAGTTTGTTGGCGCTGAATTGAAGAAATCCTATTTTGACATAGCGTGCAAAAATCTTGATTCAGTGAAGTTAAAAGAAAAACAAGAGGATTTATTTTAATGAAAATACCTGAACCAGAAATCACCTTGGCGGGTTTGATTGACCAGCATCATGCCGATACGCAAGAGCCGCCGCGCTCGCACATGGGTTGCTCAATCTTGGGCCATCCTTGCGACCGCTATTTGTGGCTGTCATTTCGGTGGGCCGTGATTGAAAAATTCGACGGACGCATATTGAGGCTGTTTCGCAGAGGCCAGCTAGAGGAATCAACCATCTTGCAAGACTTGCGAGCCGTTGGCGTCAAAGTTAGCGACCGCCAATCATCGGTTGACTTTGGCTGGCACATTTCAGGAAGCGTGGACGGTGTTATAACCGCTGGCGTGCCGGAAGCGCCGCTAAAATATCACGTTTTGGAGTGCAAGACGCACAGCAAAAAGTCATTTGATGACTTGCAAAAGAATGGCGTAGAAAAATCTAAGCCGCAACATTACATACAAATGCAACTGTATATGCTCGGTTTAAAGATTGACCGAGCGTTGTATTACGCGATATGTAAAGATAATGACGAAATCTATACAGAACGAATGCGACTTGATAAGGAATTGGCACAAAGGTATATAGATCGCGGTGTACGCTTGGTGCAATCTGACCGTATGCCGGAACCAATGAGCGTTGATCCTAGTTGGTATATTTGCAAAATGTGCGCGGCTTATGACTTTTGCCACAAAAGCCACACAACGAAGGAAGTTAATTGTCGGACGTGCTGTCATTCAACCGCAACAGACAAAAGCACCTGGACGTGTGCAAAGCATAATGATTCTGAGATTCCTGTTGAGTTTCAGCGCACAGGTTGCGAGTCGCATTTGCTGCATCCTGACCTTGTGCAATGGAAAATAATAGATCACACCGAAAATGAATTGACGTTTGAAGTTGACGGAAAACCAGTGCGTAACGGTGAGCCTGATGCGTTTGTGTTTTCTAGCAGTGAAATACTCGCGAATCCTAGCGCGTGCGCTAATCCTGACAATACTAGTGAAGCAATGCGCGACGTGTTGAATGGGAGGGTAGTTGGATGAAGGTGTTAGTTGGTTGCGAGTATTCAGGCAAAGTTAGGCAAGCGTTTAGGGATATTGGACACGATGCTTGGTCTTGTGACTTGTTGCCGCCGGATGATGGTTCTGATTATCACATTCAAGGTGATGTTGTGACACTTCTCAATGACGGGTGGGATTTGGCTGTATTTCATCCGCCTTGTACGTATTTATCTGTGTCCGGCATGCACTGGACTACGCGAGGATTGCGCGACCAGCAGCTAACAGAAGATGCACTGATTTTTGTGCAAACCTTGTTAAATGCACCTATACCTAAGATTGCTTTAGAAAATCCTGTGTCTGTTATATCAAGCCGGATTCGCAAACCGGATCAAATTATTCAACCTTGGTGGTTTGGGGATGACGCAAGCAAAAAAACATGTTTATGGTTGAAAAATCTTTTACCGTTACAGCCAACTAACATGCTGCATGGAGACAACAAAACACGTCGGGCCAATCAAACAGCCAGCGGACAAAACAAATTAGCGCCGTCAAAAGACAGGTGGAAAAAGCGTAGTGAAACGTATCAAGGCATAGCAAATGCAATGGCGGAACAATGGGGTGGAGTATGTTAAGGGATTACCAACAACGATCCATAAACCAACTTTATGATTGGTTAAGCCGCAATTCAGGTAATCCCTGTCTGGTCTTGCCGACCGGTGCGGGTAAGAGTCACGTTATAGCCGCGCTATGCAAGGATGCGCTGCAATCATGGCCTGAGACTAGAATTTTGATGCTGACGCACGTTAAGGAATTGATAGAACAGAACGCTCAAAAGATGCGTCAGCACTGGCCTAACGCGCCTATGGGCATATATTCCGCAGGTATGGGGCAGAAGATATTGGGGGAACCCATCACGTTTGCAGGGATTCAATCCATCAGGAAACACGCGGATCAAGTTGGGCATGTTGATTTGGTGATTATAGATGAATGTCATCTTGTAAATCATAACGACGAAGGCGGCTATCGGACATTTCTATCAGACATCTATCGGACAAATCCCAATGTGAGGGTGATAGGATTGACCGCTAGCCCATACAGATTGGGACATGGCTATATTATTGAAAAACCTGCTATTTTTGACGAATTGATTGAACCTGTGACAATTGAAGAGTTGATAAACAAGGGTTATTTGATGCCGTTGCGGTCAAAAGTTACTCGAACCCAATTGGACACGACAGGCGTGCATAAACGCGGCGGTGAGTACATAGAGCGCGAGTTACAGCAAGCCGTTGATACGGACGCAATCAACCAGCGCGTAGTGTCTGAAATCAAAACACTGGCGGGTGATCGCAAGGCATGGCTTTTGTTTTGCGCTGGCGTGCAACACGCTGAACACATCGCCAGCGAACTCAAGGCGCAAGGCATAACCGCCGAGTGCGTGACAGGAGCCACTCCAAAAGCCGAGCGCGAGCGAATCTTGTTAGATTTTAAAGCTGGCAAGATTCAAGCACTGACTAACGCAAATGTTTTGACAACTGGGTTTGATTATCCTGACATTGACCTGATAGCAATGTTACGTCCCACCATGTCGCCAGGGTTATATGTGCAAATGGCAGGCCGTGGATTGCGTCCGAAGTCACACACGGATCACTGTTTAGTGCTGGATTTTGCCGGTGTGGTTGAACAACACGGGCCTATAACCGCCGTAGAGCCGCCGAATAAATCAAAGCAGGGCGACGGGCAAGCGCCAACTAAAACGTGCGAGGAATGCGGTGAGATTGTCGCCATATCAACGAGTACATGCCCGTCATGCGACGCGGTTTTTTCCGTTAAAAAAAAGAAAGAACTTAAGCTAAGTGATGCGGATATTATGGGGCTAGAAGCCACTGAGATGACCGTCATTGATTGGCACTGGCAAAAGTACATTAGTAAAGCGAGTGGTAAGCACATGCTATCAGTGCGCTACTACAGCGACCGGATGGACGTTTCGCCAATAACTGAATTTTTTCCTGTTTTGCATGACGGCTATGCGGGCCATAAGTCACGCTTAGAAATAGTCACGATTGCACAACAGGCTGACGCGAGTTTAGATGATGACTTGATTCGCCAGGCTGGCAATCTAAACAAAGGCATTCCGCCAACAACGATCAAATACAAGCGTGACGGAAAATATAACAAAGTAGTGAACAGAATATGGACTCAAAACAATGCACCAAATGCAGGACAGTTAAGCCGGTTACAGACTTTTATACACAAAAACAGGGAAGATATTTACAGTCCTGGTGCAAGCAATGCAAGTTGATCCAGGTACGTCAAATCAAAGCGCAACGCCAACTACCGTTTGAACGTGAACAACGGTTGATGCCGACATACGGCGAAACACATCACCACGCCAAGCTAACCGCGCATGACGTGGATCTGATTCGCGGCCTGTTAGATGACGGCATAAGCTGCGCCGAGGTGGGACGCAAGTTTGAGGTTTCGCGCACAACAATCAGCGCAATAAAAAATTTTCGTTCCTGGTGGCGAAATTAGCAAAAAAGTTGTTGACTACACTTTGGTGTAGTTGTATTGTACTCACCAAGCCGAGGCAATCCGCTGAAGCAAATACAAGGAGACTCAAATGAGAAAAATTAACGATTTCATGTTGCTCGAAGGAGCAGTTGTTGTGGACAACTGCGCCACGATTCGCCTAGCTTCCGGAGAGGAAGTCTTGTGGGATGGAATCATTAACCCAGAAGAAAACGGGGTTAGAGAATTTGCTGACTGGGATTATTCCCAGTCATACAACCTTCCATTAGAAATCAATTAAATAATTTGCGCCAAGGACGGCGCACTAACCGGAGACTCACATGATTATATTAGTGTTAATAGTGGCACTGACGGCATCAATCGCCGCTGGCACTTTTGGATACGCCATGGCGGGTTACGTCATGGCTGGAAAAATAACTGACGTTAACCGGATCCACCGCGATTTGGCAATAACTAAAACACTGAGGGGTTGAGATGAAAAATATACTTTTGACCGTTGCCGTTCATTTAGTAGTCGGCGGTTCCTTTGGCGTTATCATTGTCCTGTGGGCGACGCAATGAGTCGCCTACCCATGAAGGGGGATTTGCTGGACACCTACGGCCTTGTGATACCCAAGGCCGTTAAACCGGCGCCAATCTTACGCGCTATCCGCCGCCGCATTTTGTGGTGGCAGATTGAGCGCACCATAAACCGGTTGGATCACTTATTACAAAAGTCTCGGCATATGGAGCCTTGACTGTATCTCTGATGCAAGGACAAAACCAGCCGGTGGAGTTTGCACCATCGCCGGAGCCAGTCGAGTGCGCTGCGTGAGTCGCAGAATGTGGGGGGCTGGCAATTTAACAAACAAGGGGAATAATGATGGCTCAATCGACGATATATGATTTGCTAGAAAAGACATTAAAATCAATGTCATTACCGGCAAGCACCAATGACGTTTATGTAAAATTGACGGAAAACGGCGCTTATAAACATATGAGTTCAATCAAAGCGCGTAAGATTATTAGTGCTAAACTTTGTTACATGAGAAACAAAGGTTTGCTTGTTAGTCACATTCGTGCAGACGGCAAAACCGCATGGAATTTTACAATAACAAAAAGGCCTGGATGGAAACCTGATATTTTTGAACAACAACCGATAATTGTTCATACAATTGGAAAACCTTTAGACAACACGCACGTCTTGCAAACTCTTTTTTTAGACATATCAGCCGCTTTTACTAAAGCCGCTAACGGGTTAAGCCATGATAAATAGCAAAACAAACCAAAACACGCACCGCGTGCTTGGCACCTTAAATCAAATTCCTGGCGTTGAAGTGTCAATTCGCAAAGGATTGATTTGCGTGTCAAAAGATGACTTTTACGTCAGGTGCGTAGTACCAAGTGGCACCATAAAATACCTTTCGTACAGGCGACTGTGGGAAGAAAATCAATGTTCTGTACCAACCAAGGCATGGCATTTTGTTCTGCGCTATGCGGTTTCACAGGCGCTTACGGAGGCTGATAATGCACGTTGAATTACTAGATCACATGGGCGATGATCGAAGCGTAGTTAATGCGGCGCGCGTGTCCTTTGACAAAGAATCTGAATTGGAATTTGACTGGAACTGGGCGCCTATTTTGTCAGAAAAGGATGAGCGGCTAATTCATTACTTAGCAAAACATAAACATTGGACGCCTTTTGCACATACCGCAATCAAGTTCAGGGTGACAATGCCAATCTATGTGGCTAGGCAACTAGCCAAGCATCAAGTTGGGGGCGTGGTGAATGAGATCAGCAGGCGGTATGTAAGTACCTCACCTATGTTATATGTGCCTACCCAATGGCGTAAAGCCGCAGAGAATGTGAAGCAAGGCTCAAGCGATGAGCTTGTAAACGTAGATCAAGAGCATATAAATCAGCTAATGGATCAGTGTTTGGCTACATACAACTACTTGATTGAAAGTGGTATATGCCCTGAACAAGCGCGTGCGGTTATTCCAATATGCTCAGAGACCACATGGATATGGACAGGTAGCGTGGCTTTTTTCGCTAGAGTCTGTAAGTTGCGGCTTGATCCTCACGCACAGAAAGAAACGCGCGACGTGGCGCAAGAAATCAGCGCGTTAATAGAGCCCTTGTTCCCTGTCAGTTGGGCCGCACTCATGGCCTAAGTTTAATGCCGCCCTTACCTATTTTTAACGGGAGTATTGGAACCACTGGGGCGGCACCCATTCATCTTATAGGTAAAAACAAATGAACATATTGAGCTTAGGTGCCGGTGTGCAATCAAGCACATTAGCTTTGATGGCCGCAAGAGGCTTAATAAGCCCAATGCCTGATGCTGCCATATTTGCTGATACGGGGTGGGAGCCTCGCAAGGTGCATGAATATCTTGATTGGCTGGAAAAGCAACTGCCATATCCAGTTTATAGAGTACAGCACAACATCGGCATTAAAAACGAACGAGGCTTTTCTAAGTTGCCGCTATTTACAAGTAATGGAGGAATGACACATAGACAATGCACAGCAGACTACAAAATAGCGCCAATTAAACGAAAAGTTAGAGAATTGCTTGGATATGCTCCCAGAAAACGAATACCGGCGGGTGCCGCTACTATGTGGATTGGTATATCGACAGATGAGGCCATCCGCATGAAGCCAAGTCGTGATGCTTGGATAGTAAATCGTTGGCCTTTAATCGAAATGGGTATGTCGCGCCACGCGTGTTTGGGCTGGTTTGATTTCATTGAAGCACCGAAACCGCCTAAATCATCTTGCTTGGGTTGTCCATATCACTCGGAACGGTGGAGTTCACGAGACACGCGAGTGCCGAGCTATATGCAAAATCTGTAGCAAAGAACTTGGGTTTATTGGTGATTGGAGGAAAGTAAAATGAGTCACAAGCTACTGACAAGAAAAGAAGTTCGCGCTTGGTACAAGGAAATCGCTGACAAAATGAACGCTGACTTAGATGCCATGACGCGAAAGGAAAGGAAAGAAGCAATAGCAGAGTTAAATGCGTATGCAGCACGAATTGGTGGATTTCCAATGGAGGAAGAATGAGTAACTTGGAGTATAAATTCTACGAACCACCTAAAGCCGTTGGCAGTTATCGTTTTGGCGGCCATGGCAACCCGCAGTTAAATCTTAGAAAGAAGCCTTGTTGGTTCCACCGCACGATGGTGAAGCTGGTGCTGGGTTTGGAATGGGTGGATTTATGAGCAATCCGGTTGAACTGCTGAGGCGGGCGCTTGATGTTTTGAGTTATTGGTCTGAAAGTAAAGCAAATGACCTACAAATAGAAATCCGCGCTTACCTCGACGCCGAGCCAGAAGCGGAGCCTGTGGGTTTAATTCATTCCGATGGAACTTTTGAACTGTTAAGCATGGATGAAATAAATTTTGGTGAAATTATCCCACTCTACACTAGACCCGAGCCAACAAGAAAGCCGTTGACTGATGATGATATGTGGAGGGTTTACATAAAAGCAATAGAGGACGATCACCGCATCAGCGGATGCGGGCTTTTTATTCTTGGCGTTCGTTTTGCAGAGAAACATCACGGCCTTATCCCACGCCGTGAGAACTCTTAAACCATTCAAACAACTTATCAAAACCCACAAACACAACGATTGCAAACACTAAACTCATAAACACTCTGGCGGATTTTGACAATGCCGCCAGTTTTTTGAGTTCTTGCAATTCCTCTTTGGTCAGTGATTCGCTAGTGTCTATAATCTTAAGGTTTTCATCGGACACTAGCTAATCCTCCAGATATAACGCACGTTCGGCTTGTCGGCGCTTAGTTAAACCATTCAATACTTTGCCGCCAGCCTTGTTCCATAACAGAAACGCATCAGCGGCCTTTTGATAATCACCGGCTTTGTGGTGACGAAGCATTGAGGATTTTACAAAGTTTCCCGCGCCGATGTTGTAACAAATGCTTACAAGTGCTGAAAACTGATTGCTAGTGGTTACATGTGCGCCGATTGCTGATTGAACTGCGTTTTCGTACTGATCCAATCCTTTTACAAGCATTTCCTCTGCCTGGGCCTGCGTCCATTGATCGGTGGGTTTAACGCCATGCGTCCAGCCGTAGCCAATAGTCCACACGCCAGCCGGACATTTGTACGCTTTTAACCGACAACCTTCAAACTGACGGATTAACGCCAATCCTGCCTCATTGGTTTTCATTTATCTTTCCAGAATACTGAAATTAAGCCAGCAATTCCAGCGCCAGCAATCTCAATGGCGTGCGACTGTTGTTCATCAAGCGCAACGCCTGCGGCGGTTAAAAGCCACACGATGCCGCGCCAGGTGGACGGTTCAGAAAACGCAACGCCAAACTTAGACACTGGGCCACACCAAAACAGGTAGATCCGCAATCAGTTCTGCATCAGTCCACACGGGCGCACCTGCGGCGACAGTCTGAACGTAAATCAAATAATGTTCCCAACACGCATCACGCCAAGGAATACACGCATCCGCATCAGCCTTGAACACTGAATTAGTGCTAGTTGAATAGCTGCACACGGTGGTGATGCTGTCATAATGCCGTTGGGCCGCGCCAGCGTTGAGGTAAGCGCGTACGACCGATTCTTGAGCCGTTACAATCTCGCTTGGCGTTGGTGCGGGTGGATTGACTAGCGTAGGTACGCCGTCAATAACATCAATTAACTGACCTGCGGCTTTTCCGTTTACTAACTCAGTCCATTTCTGTTCGGTAATAACGATTGCATCGCCTGGGATGTGCTGATTCAAACCATCAAGATAAAAGCCTTGAGTGGATGGTGCATAATAATATGTAGACATGGTTAGTATCCTATAGCGATATAATGCACTGTAACCGAGCCAGCGGTATTAGTGCCTACAAAGGTAGTTGTCGTATATGAACCAGTTGTTATAATTTGTGGTGTTATATTTGGCGTTGTAATGACTGCCGCACAAAACACATCAAAAGCCAAAGGAAAAGTAACGGTTGTTGCGCCAGTTAACGTAACTGTACCCCATCTAATTTGAAATCCATTGGCAAAGTTTATGTAACCGTTGCTTAATTTTGATATTGGATTATTGCTATTTGCCCAAACTTGACTTGTTAGCAAAGTCAAAGCACTGAAATTGGTTTGGCTAGTAGTGGTGGCATTGCCGGTGAGGTTGCCAGTAACGTTGCCTACCAAATTACTTGTGACAGTAGCAAACGTAGGCGAACTTGTTGTAAATAACCGCTGATTCAGCGGAATACTTGGGGTACTGCCAACTTCAATCAAACCATAGTCAACACTATTGAGGCCAACGTCTAATACACCAGCGTCGTTAACGACAGTGACAGTTGTTAAGGTAGTATAAACTGACGCCGTGATAGTGCCGTAACGTACGCCGCCGCTGTTTTGCGTGCGAATTCTGCGATTGACTTGAAACGTGCTAGTTTGATCGCCGGTTAACGTGAATTGAGTTCCAGACACAAAAACCGGAGAACCCGAAAAAGTATACCAGTTCTGAGCCGTTCCGCCGGTAGGTGAGGCCGGATCATTGACACCCTGCACGTTGTCAAAAGTCGATATAACAACGCCGTGCGTGTCACCATATTCCGGTGGGCTTTCCAACACTATCTTGTAAGCCTGACCAGCCGCCAGCCATATTGTGCCGCCAGTTTCACCGCGTGCGTTTAGCACTATTGGATTAGTCCACGTAGATACACCTGATTGCGTTGTATAAGCCGCTAGTGGTGTAGTTGAACCGGCTTCATAAAACCAGATTAAACCAGACGCAAGGAAGTTACCGTTATCGGTGAATTGGGAATCCTGAAGAATGGGGCAAAGGTAGGTTGTCATTGGTTTACCTAAATCTACGTTTAATTGATTCTGGCACGTACGCGCCAGCTTTTAGAGCGGCTTCATCTAACACGGTAGGGGGAGTGCCTTGATGATACAATTTTAGT